AGAAATTCTAGCCAAAGAAGGCTACCTTGAAGAAAAGGAAGCTAAGATTTTACTTTATAAATTCCTAAAGGAAAATCCCTCATTTACCTGCGAACTCTTAACTGGCATTCGTTTGTTCCCGTTTCAGCACATGGCAATTAAATCCATGATGCTTACTGATTATTTCTTGGGCATCTGGAGTCGTGGTCAGAGCAAGAGCTTTACCACGGGTTTATTTGCAGCATTAGATGCTACACTTAATCAGGGCGTTCATATTGGCATTATTTCCAAGTCTTTTCGACAGAGCCGAATGATCTTCAATAAGATTGAGGACATTATGAAAACCCCAAAAGCCTCAATGTTTTCTGAGGCTGTTACTCGCGTCTCTAAAAACAATGACCAGTGGGTAATGGAGATTGGTCGCAGCAAAATTACTGCTCTTCCTTTGGGCGATGGCGAAAAGCTTCGCGGCTTTCGTTTCCAGCGAATGATTATTGACGAGTTTCTACTCATGCCAGAGCGAATCTATAATGAAGTTATTGTTCCTTTCCTGTCTGTTGTAGAAAACCCCACAGAAAGGCAAGAAATCCATAACCTAGAGAATCAGTTGATTGAGAAGGGAACAATGCTTGAGGAAGAAAGAACTCAATGGCCAAACAATAAAATTATTGGTCTTTCTTCTGCCTCTTATAAATTCGAATACTTATATAAATTATACCAGCAATACGAAAACCTTATTCTCAATCCTGAGAAAAGCGACATTGCGCATCGTGTTATTATGCATCTTAGTTATGACTGTGCGCCAACACAGTTGTATGACCAATCCTTAATTCAGCAAGCTAAATCAACAATGAGTCAGTCTCAGTTTGATCGAGAGTTTGGCTCAATATTTACTGATGACTCTAGCGGTTACTTTAAAGTGAGTAAAATGGCAGCTTGCACCATTGAAGATGGCAGGGGCCAATGCGTTGAAATTGCTGGCGACTCACAAGCAGAATACTTGCTTTCTTTTGACCCTTCTTGGTCTGAGAGCGAAAGCTCTGACGACTTTGCCATGCAAGTCTTTAAATTAAATAAAGATAATAAACAAGGAATCTTGGTGCATAGTTACGCTATGCCAGGCACTAGCTTAAAAAGTCATATTTTTTACTTTTTATATTTGCTTCAAAACTTTAATATTGTTTCAATCGTTGGTGACTATAACGGCGGCGTTCAGTTTCTTAATGCTTGTAATGAGAGCGAAATGTTTAAGGAGGCTGGCATTAAAATCGAATGCTTTGATGCTGACTTTGACAATCCGCAAGAATATCACAATGCCTTGAGAGATGCTCGAAATCAATACAATATCGAGTCTAAGAGAATATGTTTACTACGCAGGCCAACTTCTCACTGGATTCGTAGTGCGAATGAACTTTTGCAATCAGCATTTGACCACAAACGCATTTGGTTTGCTGCATCAGCTATTGATGACGATTATCAGAGTCAAAGGTCTAAAAGAATACCTATTGACAAGATTAAATTCTTGCGCTTTGCTGATTCAGAAGAAAAAGGCGATTCTGCAAAAATGATTGACTTTATTGAACATCAGAAAGATATGATTGATCTTACAAAAGCTCAGTGTGCATTGATTCAAATTAGCACCACTGCTCAAGGCACTCAGTCTTTTGATTTACCATCTAATCTCAGGCGTCAATCTGGGCCAGACAAAGCTAGGCGAGATTCTTATTCAGCGCTGGTTCTTGGTAATTGGATGATTCAAACATATTTTGACATGATGGATTTTAAAGCAGAAGAAGTTGAAACCACATTTACGCCATTCTTGATTTAAGTGACTTTAAAGTTAGATTTTTGACTTTTTAAGTGTAATATAAGCGATGGCTCGCTCTTACACAAAAAAATCAGAATATTGGAAAAAGTTTGATCAAAAGTCAAATCTCGACTTTACAGAACAAATTCAAGCAAGTATTGATCCCGTGTTAGCAGGTGAGCCGTTTTACACATCAGACGCTTCTGTAGAATTTAAAGTTTCTAGAGCTTCACGCGAACCACTAGGCAGAACAGATGCTACTAGTGGAAGATTGAATCGAGCAGCAGTTGCTCCTGTTTTCGATAGATATAGCAGCATTCGTGCTGGTATGCTGCCATATAGTTTCTCCAATGATGGAGTCTATATTCGCGAAGCGATTGAGCTTTGCCAGAAAGCTTATGCTAATGTGCCGATTTTCCGCAATGCTGTTGATTTGATGTCGGAATTTTCCAATGGTGAAATTTACCTAGAAGGCGGAACTGAAAAATCAAGAGATTTCTTTTATCGTTGGATGCGCAAGATTCGCATGTGGGATTTGAAGGATCAGTTTTTCCGCGAGTATTATCGCAGCGGTAATATTTTTATTTATCGCACCGATGGTAAGTTTGACATAGAAGATTTTAAAAAGCTTTCTACCGTATATGCCGCAGAGGGTGATGTTTCTGCAAATACTATTCCCCTAAAATATATTATGCTTAACCCGTTTGATATTGTAGCAAAACGCGCTACAACTTTTAATGCGGTTGCTTATGAAAAGGTTTTGTCTGAGTATGATTTGGAGCGTTTGCGCCATCCTCAAACAGAGGAGGATCGCGAACTCTTAAATTCTTTTCCAGAGAATGTTCGCAAAGACATTAATCGCGGTGGTTTTGCCAAGAATGGTTTGAAAATTAAAATTGATCCAGTTCGCCTACATTTCGCATTTTATAAAAAACAAGATTATGAACCGTTCGCTATTCCTTTCGGCTTTCCTGTACTTCAAGACATTAACGCAAAGCTTGAACTCAAGAAAATGGATCAAGCAATCACGCGAACCGTTGAGAATGTCATTCTACTTATCACAATGGGCGCTCCCCCTGACAAGGGCGGAATCAACCACAACAACCTTAGAGCCATGCAAGACTTGTTCAGAAACGAGTCTGTTGGAAGAGTTCTCATTTCAGACTACACAACAAAAGCTGACTTCGTTATTCCAGACCTTAACAAAGTTCTTGGACCATCAAAATACGAAACATTAAATAAAGACATTGAACAAGGTCTTCAGAATATTTTCTTTGGTGATGACAAGTATGGAAACATCTCCACCAAAATTGATATGTTTATTGACCGCTTAAAAGAGAGTCGTCAAGCCTTTTTAAATGAATTTTTGCAGCCAGAAATCAAACGTATTGCTAAAGCTCTAGGATTTAGAGCTTACCCAGAAGCTCGCTTTAAGGAAATTGATTTCAAGGACAATACGCAACTTCTTCGTGTTACTACTCGCCTTATGGAACTTGGAGTTATTACTCCTCAGCAGGGTCTTACAGTATTCAACACTGGACGATTCCCACAAGCAGAAGAAATTGCACCTGCTCAAGAAACCTTTGTTTCCGATAGAGAAAAGGGTTACTACAATCCGATTGTTGGTGGTGTTCCAGTAACGGCTCCACCTGAATCCGAAACAAATAAAACTCCAAAATCTGCTGGTCGCCCGCAAGGAGCAATTACAGAAGCTAATTTTTCTCGCAAAAATATTCAAGAAGTTATCTACAAGATTGAAACTTTAGATAGCACAGTCAAAACAAAAGCTAAAGAAGTCTTGGGGGTCAAAAAGCTAAATAAACAACAAACTTCTGCTATTGACGAGCTTTGTAAAAAAATTATTTGCGCTTACGAAATAGATAATTGGGAAACCAAAGCTTTAGAATGTGTAAATGATTTTAATCAGATTGAATCTTTGGGGCTTTTGGAAGAAGTTACAGAGATTGCCGAATCTCACCAGTTAGACTTTTATTCCGCCGCAATTCTTCACCATAGTAAAACTCATGAATCCTGAACAAGTACCCATTCCTCTTGAAAAGACAATAAAATTTATTAATGGAGCTATTGAAGTTTCTATTGCCGAAGTCAGCATGACTGATAAAGAAAAAAAAGTCTATAAAAAGTTCATGGCTAAATGTGTTAGCTCATCTTCCAAAGATAAGAAAGACGCAATGGTTGCTTGTGCTGTTGACTTCAAGAAAATGAAGGAACAACTAATGGCAGAAGACGAAGAGGAAGATGAAGAAGAAGAGGAAGAAGATGTTGAAGAGGATGATGAAGAAGAAGACGAAAGCGTTAAAGAGAAATCCGAATCTGCCGCAAAAAAACAAAATAAAATGGAGTATCGCGAAAAAGTGAAAACTCCTGGTAATAGCATCAACATTATCACTATTGAGCAAATCAATAAATGGGAAAAAGCTGAGAAAAATGAAACTCAGCTTGATGAACAAAAAGAAACCAAAACAGTTTGGAGAAATACTGTAGATTTATAATGAATTTTAAATATAAAACAAAGTTCGATGTATCTTTACGCCAATGCTCTATTGGCGATAATTCTTTTATCTCAAAAGCTTCACTCGAAAATTTAAAAAGCTTGCTTCCAAGCAATCAAATTGATTTAAATAAAAACATTGATTTGATGGGCGTGGCTTTTGATGCAGCAGTAATCAACCAATTCAACAAAAACGACGATGGAATCGACTCAGAAACCGCTGTTAACATCGCGCCATATTTTATTCACAAACCAACCAATATTGAACATAACAAGCAAAAAATTGTGGGTCATATTGTTTCTGCTGGTTTTAATTCTTGGGGAGACAATTTGCCACTAAGCAATGAAGAAGTTCTTGGTTCAAATGGTTTAATTAATTTAGCTCTAGGAGCAGTAGTTTACAAACTTGTTGACTCAAAATTCACTGACTTGGTTTATAAATCAACCAGCGAAGGAAATGACTTGTTTAACTCTGTTTCCGCAAGTTGGGAACTAGGTTTTAGCGAGTATGTTTTAGCCGTTGGAAGCAACAATTTAAAGGAAGCTGAAATCATTTCCAACCCAAAACACATTCAAGAACTTAAGGCGAAATTAAGAGCTTATGGTGGCAATGGCAAAATGGAAGATGGCTCTAAAATTTATCGCTTAGTTAAGGGTAATGTTTTCCCACTTGGTATTGGATTCACTTCAACACCAGCCGCTAATGTCAAAGGTCTTCTTCTTGACAACATTGAAACAGAAGAAGAAGTAACTTTCAAAGATAAAAGAGATAAAAAAGTTTTCGCATTCACTGAAAATAAAATTTCCCAATTTAAAATAAATACTGTAAACAACAAAAAATCTATGGATTTAGAAACATTTCTTTCAGAATTAAAGGCTTCTCTACAAGAGAAGAAATTCTCCGAAGAAGCAATTGCTGGGATGACCAGTACTTTTGCTGATGCTATTCGTCAAAAAGACGAAGAATATCGCGCTGCAAAGCAGGAGAAAGAAGCTTCCGAAACAAAAGCCAAGGAACTCCTTGCTTCTGTTGAAGGTCTTCAAAAAGAACTTTCAGACACTAAAGTACGCATTCAAGAAATTGAAGCTGCTCAAGAAGCTGAAAAAGCTCTAGCTCATTTCAACGCTCGCATGGAGCAAGTTGATAATATTTATGCTTTGGAAGATGAGGATCGCAAGATTCTTGCTTCTGAACTTAAGTCACTTGATCTAACCGATGAAGCTTTTGCTTCTTATCAGGAGAAACTAGCAATTGTTTGGAAACATAAAAACAAAGAACATATTGCTCGTCTCACTGAAGAAGCTGAAGCTAAAATCACTGCTGAAGTTGAAAAGCGTCTCGCTGAACTTAATAAGTCAAACGCTTCTGTTGATAAAACACCAGAAGAATTGGCAGAAGAAGCTCTTGAGAAAGCTAAGGCTTCTGAAAAAGAAGCTCTCCCAAACAACAACGGTGAATCTAGCAAAGAAACTAAAAGCTTCAAAGAAAGATTTGCTGCTGCTTTTTCTCGCGAAAATATCTCTATTTCCTAACTCTATTAATTAATCATTTATGGCTACAAGACTACTCCCATTCCGTCAATATGATGACAACGATGTTGTCAACATGTATGCACTAGTAGATGCTGCAATCAACGACAGTGTTACTGGCGTTGGTTCTGGTGACGCTGGTGTTTTCGTTAAAGTTTCCGCTGGAAACTTCGACCTCGATCCTGTTTCTTACGCTACCAACAGCTACCTCGGCAAAACCGACTATCCTTTTGTTGGCGCTAACCAGTATCCTTCCGTCAACCTAAAAGTTACTCCTGCCGCTTCTGGCGACACTACTAACTGCCTAGGTCTTACCCTCCGTCAGACTGCTAAGACTGATGAAAACGGTGAGAAGCTTCTCTACTATCGTCAAAAGGCTGAAGAACTCATGTGCGTTCTTCCTGGTCAAGCTGTTCCTGTCGCTACTCGCGGTATTTTCTCCCTTGGAGCAAATTCTTTCGGCGGCGGTACACTTACTGGCAACAACCTCTATGTTGGCAGCGGTATTAAGCTTTCCGCTACTCAAGGCAACATCACTGGATGCCTCATGAGCGACGCTGGCAAGATCGGTACTATTCTTGGTACTGGTACCCGCACTTCCCAGACCACCACCGACCAATTCGCAGGCGATTTCGTCGTAATCGGTCTTCGCATGTAATTTTAACCAAGGAGGAAACAATTTAAATATGAAAATCACTCTTAAAAGAACTCCAGAACAGGTCGAACTAATCAAGGCCATGGCTTCACGCAACCGTCAGGTCGCTTACGAAGCTCAAGTTGCCCTTGCTGAATTCATTGGCCCAGTTCTCGCTGAAGTCATCAATAACGCTCCTACGCTCAGTAATCTCTTTACTCAGCTTCAGTTCAACGCTGATGATAATCCATCCATCCCTCTTGACCTATACTATGATATTTCCGATGAGGACTATATCACTGTGTATAGCCAAAGCGCTGCTGGTGGTCTTCCACAGAACCAAGTCCTTCCGACTGTTTCTGAAATGAAGATTGCTACCTACACCCTCGACTCTGCTCTTAGCTTTGATCGTCGCTATGCTGCCAAAAGCCGCATGGATGTAATTAGCAAGACCTTCACTCGTATGGCTCAAGAAATCCTTCTTAAGCAGGAGCGCACCAGCGCCAACCTTCTTATGAGCGCTCTTGCTAACGCCACCACTAATGGTCTTTCCCACATTCTTAGCGCCACTACTGCTGGCTCTTTCCTTTTGCAAGACTTCAACAACCTAATCACCCGCGCTCGCCGCATCAACACTTCCTTCTCTAAGGGTACTCCAGAAGGCGCTGCTAATGCTCGCGGTATTACTGATCTCATTATCTCTCCTGAGCTTGAGAACAGCTTACGCGCAATGGCTTATAACCCAATCAACACCAAAGGTGCTGGTGGTGCTGCCCTAGTTGGCACACAGCCTAACTCTAACGGTATTGCTGCTCCTGATGAAATGCGTATGGCTCTATACAACTCCGCTGGTCTTCCAGAGTTTTATGGTGTTTCCATCATGGTCATCAATGAGCTTGGCACAGCCCAGAAGTATAACACTATCTTTGATGCTGTTTACGGTGGTAGCTTCAACCCAGCTACTCAAGAAATTGCAGTTGGCCTAGATCGTGGTCGCGAATCCCTTATTCGCGCTACTGCAATCGACAGCGACAGCGGTTCTGAGTTCGCTCTCATTGCTGACGACCAGTACAGCATTCGTCAGAACAAGATCGGTTACTTCGGTTCACTCGAAGAAGGCCGTATGGTTCTCGACAACCGTGCTCTACTAGGCGTGATCGTTTAATAGGAATAAACTTGGGGGACTGCTCGAAAGGGCAGTCCCCTTTTTTTGTTTACTTTTCAAAGTTTCAATGTAATATAATATATGAATCCAAAAGATGAATTAAATAATATCGAGCATATCAATGGCAAGGAATTCAAGGAAAAAATTATTGAATTAGAAAAAATCCTTGGTGTGCAAGAAGTTAACCCCTTTAAAACAACTAATGCTCAAGTATTCGAGGATCGCTTGGCTGAAATGAATTACTCTGAGATGCAGTCTCTAGCTATGCGCGTGGGCCTTAGCCCATACTTGCAAAAGCCGCAAATTAAAAAAGCTCTCATGAAGGAATTTAAAAGCTATAATTTAAATGCTACTGGCAAGCTTTTGCCTCTAACAACTAAATCAATTCAGCTTGACCCAAATAATCCCCAACATCAAAAAACCCTCAAAATCTTAGGAGAATTTTAATGAGCGCATATTCAGGTTTAGCACATGAAATTTTTAGTGTAGAGTTTAGTTCGGACTCTAGTGAGACTACGTTTAGTCAGATTAGCGGCTGGTTTTCTACAAATTTAGGAATGCTAAATACTCTTTTATACACCAACTTTACTGGCGAAAATCCTGACCTTGGTATTGAAGAGAAGGCTATTTTTAAAGAGCTTTATTTAAGCAATTTTTACACCAAGCAGGCTCGCAAAGCTTTGCGCGGTATTTTAGCTTCAACCAATAATGGTGATAATATTCTCTCTGTTTCTGATGGAGATAACTCTATTACCTTTGTTAACCGCAATGAAGTGAGCAAAGTTTATCGCGGTTTAGCTCAAGACTCTCAGACTCGTCTTAAGGATTTGGTTTATGCTTATAGCAGCTATAAGGCTGAACCTCGTCAGCTTGGCGGTATTGAAGCTGGTTATGCGAGTGGCAGTGGAGGTTATTATCCATACTCTTATTATCCTGGTGGTTATCTATAACAACTAATATATAAAAAAAGAACCCCGCTCCTTTTCAGGAGCGGGGTTTTTGTATTTACTTATTAAACGTATAGAGTGCTTGTGTCAGAACCAGACATGAAGATACCGTGAACGGAATCGTTAGGACCACCAATTTGAGTAGAGAAGGTAATGTCCACACTCTTATTAGAGCCAATGTCAGATGAATAGCTTTCGCTATCAAGACGAGCGGCTCTGAAGACGTAACGGACAGCTTCTTCATTAGTTCCAGCTTTCTTAATAGAGAGAGTAATGTCTCTTTCAGCGCCATCATCAACCATGTTTGCTAGGTTGCGAGCTTGCACTTCGTTAACAAGAGCATTAACGCTCATTGTTGCAGTAACAGGGAAGTCTGTTACACGGGCGAAGGCGAAGCGGCTTCCGAGACGTTCGATTGGCGTACGGCTCATTGGGAGACTCAAGCTAACGCTCTGAATATTGATTGCGTTGGAGCTTCCATCAATTGTTGATGTAGGAGTACCACCAGTACCAGTGAATGAGCCGAAGTCGAGAGTAATGTCACCAGGGCGGAGAGCAGTTACACCGCCACCAGTTCCAGGGACTGGAAGTTGAACGGTTAGACCGACTGAGGTACCAGATGCAGGATTAATAGCTGGACTTGGTACTCCAGTTACACCTGCGCCAGCAGAGTAAGTAGCAGCATTAAAGCCAAGACCTTCAACTGAAACTGAGATGGTAGGAAGATCGCCCACAGCAGCATTAAGAGTATAGTCAGTGATGAAACCATTACCGATACCAATGACGCCTTTACCGCTTAAACCATTGGCAGCAGCAACGCCAGAAGCGTTGTCAAAGTTAAGGTCAACACCTTCTGCTGAGGTTACAATGTAGAAATTGCGACCTTCGGAACTAATCATCTGACCAGATGCGAAGTTAACGTTAGCTCCTGCACCGCCATTTTGAACGGCGAAACCCAAAGCTTTTTCATTGAAACCGTCTGCTAGGTAGTAAGAGAGATCAAGGCTTACAGTGGGTGACTGAAGCACAAGAGAGTCGATACGAGCTAGCTGACCGAATTGGTTAACGTCTTGACGAGTGATTTCAAAACTATAATTTGCACTCTGTACACGTTTTAATTGTAAGTGTGCGCCTGTGCCTGTAGCATAGATTCCGCTGCTTGAGAACAGCCCTTCTGATTGATAAATTACGCGATTTCTTGCCATAAAAAGAAAGTTTGACTTATTTACATCTAAATTTTTAAATTGAGAACTAAATTCTTGAGTATCTCATCATTGAGACATCGAAATCAATAAAGCCAACATATAAATCATTAACTAGTGACTTGCGAGGTTTGTCATTCATTTTTGATACAGTTACTTTGTCGATAAAATATTTATTATCATTAATATATTGATTTTTTAAATTCTGATAGTTGTAATATCCACTTTTTAAATCTCCATATTCTGTATATGGATAATCATTAAATGGAATATCAACAATCACCTCGTTAAAGGAGTCTGCAAAAATAGACAAGATGCCATCTAATTGATAAGGATTTTCAGCAATAACCACAGCATTCAAATTTGTCATTGTTTGATTCATTCCGCCAAAAGCAAACGGCTTGTTTTGAAAAGCTGCGTTACAAATGTAAACGGCTGGAACTACTTGATCATAAGGCTTGACATAACTTACATCTTCATCGGTTCCAATGCGGCGATTCAGAATAAATTTCTTCTCAACAATCAAATCTTCTTCAGTATCGTTTGAATAATACACGTTAAAATCTTTAACTGCAAAAGACCCTGTAACTGTTGATCCAGTAGCTAAACCACTAATTAAAGTGCGGCCATTATCAAAGTCTAAAATTCTTTGAGCGGTATCATTGCTAGCTCCAGTAGCTCGACCATAGAAATTATTTCCAACATAAACTCCAGAAGGAATCGTTGCTCCAGAAATTGAGGAGTCGCTTACCCATTGTTTATATTGGCTGCCAAAAGCATTATAAGTATTTGGTAGTCTTTCGTCAGAGTAATAGAAAAATTGACCAGTTGAATTGGTGTATGCTTGCCCCTTGGTCAACAAATAATTGTCGAACCATAGCATGAAAGATGAGGCTAATTGATGTTGATATTGGGGAATCATAATCCTGATAAAACTATTACTTTGTTAATTTCTTGAAACCTTTTTGTATATTTATTAAGCAATGCAGATATGTAAGGCGTGTTACTAAATTTACCTTTTCTAATTACACTATCTACTTCAATACCAGTTCCAGAACGGCTATTTAATCTATCTGAGTTTAAATATCGGCCAAATCCAGAAATTCCTTTTTCAATACCTTCAGCCCAACTTCTTCCTTTTGCCCAAGGCATCGGAGTCTCAGAAAAAATTTCTTGTTTTGAGGGCAGATAAATTTTCATTAAAAATCCCTCTTTTGTTTCTTGAGAATACTCTATTCGAGATAAATTTAAAAGCCCTTCAATATTATCTGTGGGGTTATCGCCTTCATCAAAACCAATAAAAGAAAAAAGATTACCGTAGCCATTCAAGGTTCCACTGGTATTTTCAGCATCAGGACCATTTTTGATTTCAACGGTTACTGGGTGATTACGAAATTCTTCAACCATTTCTTTTTTAATTTTATTAAATGTGGAAATGATTTTTTGTTGAAAGCTTTTACCGTAAACTTTCACAATTTCTTTACTTAAGGCAGCTTGAAGCTGGCTCTTAAGATCTTTAACTGTATTTCTTTTAGCCATTATTCATCTATTGGCGTTAAAACAAATTCATAATATTGTGGGCCAAACATTCCAAGAGGTTTGCCGTCGCTTTTAATTGCAAAACGGCGACCATCAAGCTCAACTCTTTTAGCCTCTTTCACATAATTAAAGCCTTCGAGGTTAACTTTAATTTTAACTGTTCCAGTTGGAAGGATAATTTTATCTTGTCCTCCTCCTGATTGAAGCCCTCCTGAGCGAGAATTTTGAAGAAATTCTTCTCCCATATCTACATATTTAATTCTAGCTTGAAAAGTTTGAGATACTTCTACTGTTGCGGTATTGACAGATTGTTGACGATACAAGGCATTGTATGATGGTGAAGAAGCGATAACGGTTCTTTGGCCGATTTTAAATACAGTAATTTCACGCGCAAAGGTATCGTGGATTTGGTCAATGATTGACTTAATGTTATTTTTTTGGTTTTCTGATAAAAATCCAGCCATATTATTTATTTTTACACTTTTTCTTTTATTATAATAAAGGTATAAGGTATGAACGCCAAAAAAATTTTATCACGCAGGCAGTGCGAAAGCACTACCTTTCTATTTAAGCAGTTTCTAAAAATCATTGAAGATTTAAAGCGAGAGCACGATGTAGCTTATAAAAAGCTTTATGAAAATCTTCCAGTAGAATACTCTCCTATTTTAAATGTAGCTAATTATTTTGATTTAGAGAAAATGAGTCATTTGCGCAAAAGAGTTTTGGATTTAGGAAATGAAGCTATGCGTTCAAATGATACAGAATTAGATAATTTTACTATAAGTTTTGTTTTTAAAGATTAATATAATTACTACCAAGGAATATGGAACTAAAAGAAATTTACAACTTTACAATCTACGAAGAAAAAGAAACCCCTGTAGAAACTGTGTCGAAAGATGCAGAGGGTAACGAAGTCAAAGTCACTAAAAAGGAGAAAGTAAAAACTCCAGTTAAAGTTATTTTGAAAAAGCCTTCTCGCCGCCAAATCGAAGAAGCTGATCTGGAATACAGTGTAGAAATGTCTCGCTGTGTTAAGAAAGGTATTTTAACCAAGGCAATGCTCGTTAAGAAATATTCTGATACTGGCGGCCTTATGAGCGAAACTGAAGCTAAAGGTCTTTATCAGATGTATCAACGTCTAATGGAGCTTCAGCGCGAATACACTGAAAACGAAACAGTTAATAAAGGCGAGGCTAATCGTCAAAAAAAGACTGAAGAGTTAACCTTTGAAATGGCAAAGGTTCGCGATCAAATTGTTAAGACTGAAATGGCTTATCAATCACTATTTGATCATACCGCTGACATGAAGGCTCAAAATCGCTTGCTTCTCTGGTATATTATTAATCTTACTTTCATTCAGCGCGAAGATGAAGACAAGCCTTCTCCTTATTTCAAGGGCGAAGATTTTGAAGACAAGCTTGAAGATTACTATGTTAAAGAAGAGAGCGAAGAACTTCAGTATTTTGAAATCGCTCGCAAGATTTCTAGAATTGCTGCATTCTGGTTCTACAACCAAGGCGCGACTACTCAAGATTACGAAGCTCTTATGGAAGATAAGAGTGAAGAAGCTGAAGCAGTGGAAACTCCTGAAGTTGCCGTTGAAGCTGAAGCTGAAGCTGAAAAATCCCCCGTTAAAAAGAAAACTAAGAAGGCATCTTGAAAGACAATTTCTACATAGAAATTATTAACGAGATTTTCGAAGGATACACACGGTTTGATTTTTATGATCAAACCGTGTTTTTGCGTCATTTTAATCTCAAAGACCAAAAACTACTTAACGACGTTTTTGAAAAGCATCGTTCAATTGCTTTAAAAAGAGGAATTCAGGATGAAAAAGAAATTCTTGAACAACTTAAAAAAGACGGAACTTGGACTCAAGAAGACGAATTAAAAATTAAGGAACTTGAAACCTACGTTGACAATTTGGAAAAAACTAAAGCCAAGATTGTTATTCCATCTCAGAAGCAAGCTCATCAAAAAAACATTGATGAGGAAAAAATTAAGCTATTCACACTCAAGACTGAAAGAAAAAATCTTGTTGGCAAAACTGCTACTGAATACGCTAACAATCGAGCAAATGAAGAGTTTTTGCAAAATTTGTTATTTAAAGATCGGTTGCTAACAAATCCTTTTTTTACTGATTTTGAGTTCTCAGAATTAGACGATTTGGAGCTTGCTCGTCTCATGAATTCTTATTATGAGATTATTTCCAAGTATAATGATGATCATATTCAACACGCAGTTTTGCAAGACTGCTTTAGTCTCTACTTAAGTCATTGCGAAAAGCCTTATGATTTTTTTGCTATGCCAATTACCAAGTTTTCTATTTATCAATTAAAATTACTTGCTTACGGAAGAATGTTCTTAAACATTTTCCAAAATGTAGATAAGATTCCTGACTCTATTCGCAAAGACCCTGATGCTCTTGTTAGTTTTGCTGAAAGCAGCCGCAATAAAGAAAAGTTAACAGCAAAAATGAAGGATAACTCTGCTACTGCTGTTTTCGGGGCTACGCAGGAAGATTTAGATTTTGTTGACCCAGAAGCTAAGAAAATGTCTTTCCAAGATTTGCTGAAACAAAACAATGGACAATTAAATATGGAACAAATGATGAAAATTATGGGAGAAAAGGTGTAATAAAGTTTTAAGGAATAAGGTATGGCCGCACCAATTAATCTCCAAGCAAATGTACAAATTCAGAATCTTTCTCAAATGCAGAGACAGATTCAACAAGCTACTCAAAACTTGAGAATTAATATGGGTGGCGGTAATGCTGCTCGTTCTCTTAGTGCTTTGTCTCAACCCTTGGGACGTTTGACTGGTCAAGCAGATGAGTTCTCAAAGTCTCTTGACGCTGCTAACGCCCGTGTTTTGGCGTTCGGAGCTTCTGTTGGTATTGTTAATACTCTTTCTAATGCTTTTAAAAGTCTTGTTAATTCCACTATTGAAGTGGAAAAAGCAATTACAGCTATTTCTGTTGTTGGTGATCAATTCACTGGCAAAAGTAAACAACTAAGCCAAGGTTTATTTAGTATTGCTAAAGCTACTGGTCAAAGCTTTGAGGAAGTTTCCAAGGCTGCGCTAGAGTTTTCTCGTCAAGGTTTGAAACTTGAAGATACTCTTCAAAGAACTCAAGACGCTCTTATTCTTACTCGCTTGACTGGCTTAGACGCTTCTAAATCTGTTGATGGTCTTACAGCTTCCGTTAATGCTTTCGCTAAAGCTGGTCTTTCCACTACTCAAATTCTTAATAAACTTGCAGCAGTTGACCAAGCTTTCGCCGTATCATCTGCCGATCTTATTGAAGGTTTCAATCGAAGCGCGGCTGTCGCTCAAAATGCTGGTGTTACATTTGATGAGCTTGCTGGTATTATTACCACACTCCAGCAAGAAACTTCTCGCGGTGGTGCTGTTATTGGTAACGCCCTTAAAACAATTTTTACTCGACTACAAGATACCAGCACCCTTAATCAGTTGAAAGGTCTTGGTGTAGCAGTGCAAGATTTAGAAGGTAATCTTTTACCAGCCCGACAAATTTTACAAAACCTCGCTAAAGATGTTGAAGGTCTTGGCCAAATTACTAGAGCAGGTATTTTTAAAGATGTTGCTGGTACTTTCCAGATTAACCAATTAATTTCTTTAGTTGGCGATTTAGGAAAAGCTAATAGCGTGACTGCTAAAGCAACTAAAGTATCTGCTGGAGCAACTAATGAAGCTTTTACTGCTAATCAAAAACTTAATCAATCTCTTGACGCAATCATTAACAAAGTTTCGCTTACTGGTAAACAACTTGGTGCGCTTTTGGGTGAGATTGGCTTGGGAGATAATTTAAAAGGAATCTTGGATGGTATTAATTCCTTCTTGGAGGGAGCAACTAACCTTCTCCAAGGCGACGATCTTGGTTCACGCTTTGCAAAAGGAATTGTAAAAGGTATCGGTTCTGTTTTGACTGGTCCTGGTATTGGATTATTTTTAGCCATTATTGCAAAATTAAGTTTTGATTTGGCTAAGTTTGGTGTTCAAAGCTTAAAAACTTTCTTTAATATTGGTCAAGCAGCAAAGGAACAAAAACTTGTTCAAGAGTCCATTGTTCAAACACTTATCCGCAATCAAAGTGTTTTAAGTCAAATTGTAAATACTCAAGGTGGACAAAACGCACAAGCTCAAGCGTTTCTTAACATTCTTCGTCAAGAAGAGCAAGCTTTACAAAATATTAGAACTCTTGCTGGCGGTATTGCTGCTCCAGTTATTGCTCAAGGTTATCGTCCTAGTCCTCAAGGATTAAGTCGTAGTGGTTCTGCTGCTGGCGGCTATTTACCAGCGCAAGAAGCTTCGGATGTTCGCCGTGGTGTGGGCGGTGCATCACCAAGCTCTAAAGTTGTATCTATTCCTAATTTCGCATTTGGCGGCGGCAAGCGCGGCACAATGATTGCTAATACTAGCGAATATATTGTTCCTAATTATGCTGGTGGCGGTTCCGCTATCTTTAATCAAGATATGGTGAAAACCATGGGCTTACCACCAGGGGCTAAGAAGATTAGTGCTTCTGGCGGATTTATTCCTAATTTTGCTACAGTTTCTGATATTTCTAAATTCAATCCTAGAATCAATAGCAACTTGCTTAAATCTAAGAAGACTGACCAGCGTTTAGATAAAAATGATATTGTAAATCTTATAGGTAAAAGATATAAGCAAATTAAAGTGAGGCCAAGAGAAGAGGGCGAAAGCGAAAATCAATATGAAAATAATCTCCTTCAAGAGTTAAAAGATGGTAAATATCCTGAAGGAAAAAATAAGACCATATATGACTATGATTCTAATTCGAGTCTTAAATTTCAAGGGTCTTCGGCTGTTGATGGATACAAAATTAGTGGAAATCAAATTGATCTACTAGAAATTAAATCTGGCGCATGGAATTCTTTTGAAGTTTTAAACAAATTTTTAAGAGCTTTGCCAGAAAACTATGGAACACGTAATAAATTAGACTTATGGAAAAATGGAAAAGACTCGTTCTCTGTTGATGCTCTTCTAGTTTCTCCCACAACAAAAAAGTTTAAACCGACTCAGGGCAAATTATTTAATAAATCTTCTGGCGGTTATATTCCCAACTTCGCCAATTATATTTATGATTCTGACCGTTTAGGTAATAGCTCAACAAAAATTCTTGATGCTATCTTAGCTTCTCCAGCTAAAAAGAATTTACTATCTGCTCCTGCTGGAGCGGGTAAATCAACTTATGCAGCAAGCATGGGAAAATTTATTAAGTCAATTAGTGACGTTTTAAACGTTTCTGAAAATGACTATTTTACAATTTTATCTGGCGCTGGT